TACAGATTTGGACGAAGCTCTGACCATCGATCTTGTACCGTTGAATGCACCCCTCGTCTTCCAATTCCTTCAGCCAGCCGTCAATGAGGGCCGGAACGTCGTCGTCATATGGGAAAAGAAGGCTCGCGAGCATTCGCGAATTTCCGCGAAGCCGCCCTTCGTCGTCCGAAAGCGTCCAGAGCAAGATGAACGTCAGGCGCGCATCTCGCGAAACGTTCCCCATGCTTTCCGATTGAGGCAATTCAGGTTTTATCGAACGTATGCGCGCCATCACGCCTCTCCTTTTGCTGCCAACTTCAACAAGCCCTTGTAGTGGGCGATCTGTTCTTTTAATTCAGGAATGCTTATCTTCTTTGCTGGGTGCGGGCCTTCTAGCCACTCCACCTTTTCCGCGCCGATTTTTTTGACCAATCCGATCCGGTACATCACTGCGTTACTGCTTAACTGCACGTTGCATCGATGGCACTGCTTATGTATGTTGGTCAGCTCGTAGCGGAGCGTGTTGTTGGCCCCGCGTGAAATGTAGTGGCCGGCTTCCCATTGCACCGTGCTCGTCGTACCGCAGGAGATGCATGGCAGGTCTTTGTCACGCACAACTCGAACCCACTTGTTCACCAGCTTTTGCAAGTCCGCTTCCCACTCGCTGTGCTTCTTCAGCGCCTCACGCTGAACCCTCGTCTTCTTCCGCTCTTCCTGCTCACGCTTGGCGGCTTCCTTCAGGCGCTTGAGTTCGGCGACTTTCGCCGCACACTTTTGCCCGCATACCTTCTGCATCGAACGGAAGACGATGAATGGTTCCTTGCAGATGGCGCACTTCTTTGTCTTTGGCTTGCGTTGCTTCTTGTCAGCAGTGCAATCGTCCGACTTGGCTATCGGAGCATTCCTACAGCGGTCGGCAAATTTTTTTGAGGTCAGCACGGAGCAGCCTCCGACCACTTCACGCCATGCTGCGCACCGAATGCATAAATCAGCTCGATCATTTCGGCGAACTCTGCTTTGCTCATCTTGCTTGTGCGCTGACCGCAGACGACAAACCCGCCGTCAATGCCAGGAACGGCTTTTTGCCTCTTGAGGGCCGCGCTGAATACGTCCTTCCATTCCTCATCCGTGAGCTTTTGCCCATGCCAGTCAACTTGGCGTGAGACGTCCTGCAGCATCGGCCACAGCTTTGCGTTCTGCTCAAGCGTGCGCGTCTGTGGCTTGATCGTGACGACATAGCCTTCTGGCGCGCTCAGAATCGCTTGCTGCGCGTTCTGGCGTGCCGCGCTGTGGATGAGGCGGAAGTACATGGTCACTTCTTGATGTGGAAGTGGACGGCCATCTTGGAATACGGGCAGACCTTGCGCTTGTTGGCCGGACGCTTTACCAACTTGGCTTCGCGCATCTCGAACAGGCGGGCAGAAATCACGTTCGGCGTTAGGTTGGTCAGGTGCGCAAGCTGCTGGCCGGTATAGGTGCGGTCTTTGCGCATGACAGACAGGATCCGGCTGTGCTGGTCAGCCTTGAATGATTGAACCGGGCCATTGAAGCAATCGCGTGCTGTCGATGTCTGTTTGATCTTCATGTCTGTCTCCTATTGATTAGGCGAACTTACTTTTCCATTCCAAATGATCGTTGCTGCCTTCTCTCATTCCCAACGTCGAAGGGATGTATTTCTTGCTGATCGGTGGCGTGAAGTGGTTGATTAGAGGCGGTTGGGCCGTTTTGGCTTTGAACATCTCACTGCGCGCCGTTGACGTCAGGCGGTATCCATCGCGGCCACTTGTGATGCGAGCATTGAGACGTTCGTGCGAAAGAATCTCGCGCAAGGATTGCTCGTCTATCTCGTCTTGCAGATCAAGGGCTATGCGCTCAAAGGAACGCATGGTGCGCGGCGCAGCTTCTTGGAGATATTCCAGAACACGGAGGTGGTTTCCATTTGGGAGGCTCATGCTGTCACCTTCACTGCATGATTGACTTGGCTGCGCTTGGTGAACTTGCCGAGGAATCTGCCGGTGCGGATCAATCCCTGAATGATTCGGCTGCGCTTCTTCGTCTCTACGACAGACGCGTTCATCGCATTGAGTGCCTTTTGCAGCGTTTCGGCATCCATGCCCTCGATCAATTGCGCCAGGAGCTGATGTTTCTGCGCATCGGTACGCATCACTTCCGCCAGATCGCCAATCGTTACCTCGCCGTCTTCGCTTTCCTCGTTGCTGGAAACATGCATATCCAAAGGGGCAAGGTATTCGTTGAGGAAGCTGATGCGAAGGTGGGCCGGCATAGCGGCAAGGATCGACGGGAGCAGATTCAGCAATTGGTCAGCCTGTTCGCGACCGATGCCGTCTTCGCCATCAACCAGCAGGCGCTTGATACGGATCGAGTTGGCTTTCTGGCGGTTGTATTCGTCCTTGCCATCCGAGAATTGGATGCCGGTCTTCTCTACGCCGCCAATACGGACATGGGCAGCCACAATCTCGTCGAACATCGTCATTTCGCTCATACCCGATTCCTTCTTCCAGGCATTCAGGTGACGCTTCAGCGACTCGACGTGTGTTTCTTGTAACTGGTGGAACATGACTCTCTTCTCCCCTTGAACTATTCTTTAACCATGATGAAAAACTGCACTGCCAACACCATTCATTCAATCCGCCGAGACGTCCTCTTTTCGTCTCGACGCGATAACGCGCCTGTCGCTACCGCTTCGGCGGGCAGCAACGCGTTTCTCTTTGTTGCGGAAATAGTCGGCGAGCCTCTTTACTGTAGAAAAGCGAGGGTCAGTGACTTCGGAATAGGCAATTTTGCGAAGCGTCCCCAGCGGGACGCCGGATTTTTCAGCGACGGCCTCCCAATCAGCCGGTCGCATTTGGCCTAGTTGTGTCTTGACGTAGATAAGATCATTGGTATGCATGCCCCCATTTTATCCCATATGTGGGATATGTCAACCCACAAATGGGTTGCGTTTTCGTGCATCATCCCGCGAATGGGATTGTCATTAGACAAATTGCTTTCGGAAAACCTGAAACGGTTATTCCAAAAGAGAGGCATTACTAGCGCCATCAAGGCGCAAGATGCATTGGGTGTGGCGCGCAGCACGATTGACCGTGTACTAAATGCCAGGGGAACGGCGCGGGTAGAGACTCTAGAAGAGATCGCCGAAGGGCTGAAAATGGAGGCTTGGCAGTTGCTCGTGCCGGACTTGGACCCGGATAACCTGCCTACGCTGGAATACCCAAATCGCCCCGCGTCCTACGCCGAGGTATTGGCTCAAGCCGAATACGCCGATCTGTGGAAAATCAATGCAATCGACATGATCCGGCTGGTGAACGACTTTGCAATGTCCACCGCCACGGGGCGAGCACAGATTTTGAGGATGGCAGAGACCTCCGAGAAAATCTCTTCAACTACTGCCATATCTGCGCCCTTGCACGAGGGTTAATACTGGTTGCGGTTTTGGATTCTGCTTGACCGACGCCTCAGCAAACGCGACCAACGCGATTTTGTCGGCCTCGGCCATTTTCGGGATAAGTCTTGCTAGTGAATCGATTACTGCCTCTTCTCTCGTATTGTGCATGTTCCCCTCTATTTAGCATGTCTGTGGTGCCGGTCCAGATGGGTAATCAGGATCATTGGGGAACAGACTAGAACTGTTTTTCCGTACAGTATTTTACGGCAGCTTTTTGCGATTTTGAAGAGGAACGTTGCGTGAGGAAAGTGTTAAATCCAAACTTGCAGAGCATGTCAACTCCTTGATTGTATTGTTGTTTTTGGCTAGCTCTAGCGGCTGGCTTATTTCCACACGGATTATAGGGGGATTGCTGTGTGAGGGGTAGGAATAATCTCACGCGGTTGTTATAGCGCAATCCCATGAATATGGGATATGGAAGAACTTTACGATTCTTTACAAGGCGAACCGGCACGCCTCTTTTTGCCGCATGGAGGGAAGATGAATAAGAAGAAAAACGGCCTGCCTTTGAGCTGGAAAATCATTATTGCACTCGCTGTATGCCTCGTTGTCGGACTACTGGTCTATAGAGTTGGGCACGCGGCAGACGTCTACACGCAGGGCTACTACCGACAGAATGGCACCTACGTGCAGCCGTATCACCGAAGTGCACCTGACAACAATCAGTACAACAACTACGGCACCCAGGGGAATTACAATCCCTATACCGGCCAGCAAGGAAGCGTGCAGCCGCAGCCCTATTACACCCAGCCCGCATACCCTGCCTACCCTACGAACAGGGGCAATAGCAGTATCGGAACATACCCCCGATAACTTCTAGCGCCTACCAAGCCCGCTTCGGCGGGCTTTTTTTCGCCCGTACTGTTGGGCTGTTACAAATTTATTTGCGTTTCGATCCCGTATATGGGTTGACTTATCCCGTTTTCGGGATTAAGATGCTCACATCTGAACAACGAACAGATGGAGAAGCAGATGAGTGCAGCACATACAGCGACACCTTGGAGCTACGCGCGCATTGATGAGGAGTCCGCCGAATGGACGGCGTGCGAAATCGAGGGCGGCGGCGACTTTGTTTCGACAATGGTATGCAAAGAAGAGGATGCCGACTTCATCTGCCGCGCCTGCAATGCGCATGATGATTTGATGTTCATCGCACGAACCATCGCGAAGTTTGACGAGAAGGAAGGTCTGTCGCCAACCGCCCTTGGATATTTGATTGATCGTTCACTGAACGCAATCGCCAAAGCAAGGGGTGCAGCATGACCGGCCACAACCGCATCCCCACCAAAGCGCCTCTTATATCAACTCGCCGCTTTATTGCTCTGTGCGAGTCGATGATTTTGAGCCTGATTGCCTGTTTCGTTCTCTTCTTGGTGATCGCATGAATACGCCATACGCAACCTTCGCTAAGGCGCAACGTCGCTATGACCGCCAAGAGCCGCGCTATCCGACCTCGCGTGATTTCACCGAACGAGACATCGAGCACTTCATCCGTGATCTGGCGACTTGCGGTGCAGAGCCTAACCAGTGGTTGGCAGATAACGGAATCAGTGGCGAGTGGCATTTGCAGAAGTACGAAGATGTAGCGGAGCTTCTGCAATCCATTGCCGCATCAAGCGTAGCGGGCCATCACCTGCAGCGCGGCGAGGACAAGTTCTGGCGGGTGATGAAGCGCATGGCAATTGACCGCTTCGACTTTGAGCAAGCAAACCAGTAAAGATTCTCCTCAACCTTGGTACTGGCTATTAGCTAGTCGTGGGCCTCACGAAACGAGGCGCAACACGAAGGCCGCTTTAACGATTCACTGGTGCAGTACCGCGCAGACGGGTCTACGGATGCCGAAAGAAAAGCGGGCTGTTGATGGTCCGAGCGAAAGCCCACGCCACATCAGATAAGCGGCCTCCTTGTTGGTTCTTAACTAGCAGTACCGGAGTGGGCGGTATCGCAAATCCCACACCATGAATAACAACGGAGGGTGAGATGGCTAATACAGGCGGATCGGCATTTCCATCACATGGATCAATGGGTGAGGTGGTGCAGGAAGGCATGACCTTGCGCGACTACTTTGCGGCGAAGGCGATGGAAGGAATGCTTGCTCACAACACTCGGTATCGCCCGCGCGAACAGGACAAGCACATGCATTGGCACGAGGCGCTTGCGAACGAAGCGCATGAGATCGCCGACGCCATGCTTGCGGAGCGCTCAAAGTGATCCGCATCTATTCCGCCATTGCCGCAGTTCTCATCCTATACGGCTGGATGGGAACTGAAGACCTGAAGGCACAAGAAGCCTCTGCCGCTTATACCGCTGAAATCATGGAAGCAGCAAAGCAGCAGGCACTCGCAAAAGCCGAATACAACCGCCTACGTGAATGGGGCGATCAATTTGTGCCGCATAAGGTGGCGATGGGAGGGGTGGAATGAGCACGGTACAAGAGCGCGTAATCGCTGTGATAGCTGAACAACTTGGCCAACTTCCATCGAGCATACAGCCCAGCACTACCAAAGACGATCTTTGTATGGACAGCTTAGATGATGTCGAAGCGGTGATGGCGCTTGAAGACGAATTTGAGCGCGAAGTTTCAGACGACACTGCAGAACAATGGAAATCAATTCAGGACGTTATCACGTACTTCGAGAGCGTAACGAAATGATCCTCCACCAATACGACGATACCCCCTGCCCTGGAATGAACTGCGGCACCACTGATGGCAAGCATTCAAAGGAGTGTATTGCAGAGCATACGGCTGCTTGTGCGGGTGGGTTCTTTGGGAAGTGGATGGCCATTGAGACTGCGCCGCGAGAGATCGGGCAGAACATGCTTTTGCATGGGGATGGAACATCAATCGAAAACTGCTCATACGTTGGCGAGTGGAACGGTCATGGATTCGTGATGGCATGGGGCGACAACCTCATTCGCCCAACCCACTGGATGCCCCTACCCGCACCACCAGTACCGAACAAGTGAGGAAGCCATGACAGAAGCAGAAGAAGCCGCCGACACCTACCGGGCTTATCTGGAACGTCAGAAACAACCGATGACGGTGTGGTCGCCAAAAATGACCGAGCAAGAGAAGCAAGAGTTAGAGCAGTACATCAAAGAGAATCGATGCCCATTTTAAGGACGTGATGATGAAAACGATAGCACCAGCGTTTATCGCGGCAAAGAAAGCATTCTTGCCAGCGACTAAAGACAAAGACAATCCCCACTATCGCAGCAAATACGCCGACCTCGGCACCTGTTTTGACGCCGTCGATGACGCCATGCTGCAAAACGGAATTGCGATCTATCAGGAAACCTTCGAGGACGACAACGGTGTCACGGTGGAAACCGTGTTCCTCCATGAATCTGGTGAATCCCTTCGTGGCGGAAAGCTACACGTGCCAGCCTCAAAGCAAGACCCGCAAGGCTATGGCTCTGCGCTCACCTATGCGCGCCGGTATTCGCTGATGACCGCTTGTGGCATTGCCCCTGAAGACGACGATGGGAATGCAGCCAAAGGCCCGGATAAAAAGCCTGCGCCAACCACTAAGGCCCCCACATCCGAAGCGGAGCCGGATGCGGCGATCATGGCGCAATTTAATGCCGCCTTGGATGTGGCGTCACTTACAAAGGTGATGAACGGCCTGCCGCAAAGCGAAAAGATGCTGTACACGAGCCACTTCAATAAACGCATGGATGAAATCAAAGGGAGCAAATAAACATGGCCTCAGTCAATAAAGTCATCATCGTCGGCAACCTGGGCCGCGATCCTGAAACTCGCTACATGCCGAATGGTGATTGCGTTTGCAACATCGCGGTAGCTACCACTGAAACGTGGAAGGACAAAAACTCCGGCGATAAAAAAGAGACGACCGAATGGCACCGCATCACCTTCTATCGGAAATTGGCCGAAATCGCCGGTCAATATCTGAAGAAAGGTTCGTCCGTCTACATTGAGGGCAAGCTGCAAACGCGCAAATGGACAGACAAAGAAGGCGTCGAGCGCTACACCACCGAAATCATCGCGGACACCATGCAGATGTTGGGCGGCAAGTCGGAAGGTAGTTCTGGCTACGCGCCAGAGTAATCATGATCGACCTTGACGACATCGACGCAAGCGTCCTTCTCTTCCGTGGGCAGTACGCCACGGTGCGAGGGGCGCATGAAGATGCAAAGAAGCGGCTCTCCATCCTTTGCGGTCAGCTTCAGTCTGCTACCTCAACGATCCTGCGCCGCATGCAGCCGGATAACGATGATGTACCGGAAAGCGTGGCCGAACTGATCGTGGGAGCCAGAAAGACGCTGGATGACATGGAAGCCTGTGCAGCAGAAATCGAATCCCTGGCAAAGCAACGAGCAGAACTAAAAGTGCTGGCGTGGCGATAGCTGCGCCAAACAAGGACTGAATAACTAATTGGGAGTGAGTGATGAGCAAGGATATTGCAGATTACAAAATTGGCGAAGAGATGTACCGCTACGTAGAAGGTGGCGGAATTTTCAAGTATCTGGTATTCGGCATCCGCAACTATGACGGCGAAGTGCAGCTTGAAGTCGAGTCCCAATCATGCTCCCACGGCTACAAATGCAAGATTCTTGTTGCACAAAACGACTACAAGAAATTGTTCAGTGTTCACATGTTGAATAACGATGAGGAAGATGACCAGCGCCACTGGAATGGCCATGACCACTTCCATTTCTGGCCTACCGTCAACGAGGCGAAGATCGAAGCCTTGAAGCACCGTATTGCTGAGCAAACAAAAAGCGTAAGCGAGGCTAAATCGGCATATGAGTATCGCCAAAAATGCCTGAAAGACTTGACGGATGCTTTTGAATTGATTGAGCTGAAGGAAGCCAAATGACCACCCAACAAGACAAAGAACTGAGTAGCGTAATCGAGAACCTGCTGCACGTATTTTGGCTGCGATGCAGGATGTCGGCGGTTGAATTCGAGAACATGCCGGAAGTGAAAGCTGCGCGTGCCCTCGCCGCCTCTCCCCAATTGCCGGTAGCCGAACAACCAGCAGGGAAAGCGGTGAGTGATGTAGCCCGTCAGTGTGTGGAGCTTGTTGCAAATGGTTTTGAATCGACGACAGGGATTTACGACGAGTTGATCTGCGACGTATGCAAAACGTGTCTCGATGATGGTGCGCCGCATGCAGCGGATTGTCTGACCATTAAGGCGCGCGCGTTGCTGAATGCCGCCCCACACTCGCCGGTAGCGCCGAACTGTGGCGCATGCCCAGGTGACGGATCAATCTGCAAAAGCGCGTGCCAGCATGACGCGGAGAACCCGCCGGTAGCGCAGATGAGCGGCGAGCCGGACGCAACACAAGTATCTTTGCATACGTTTCTGAACGCGGCGGCTGGCGAAGGATTGGCGCTTGATGGCGTGGATGCCGCTGACCTTTACAACGATGTCTTTGGCGGTCGCGCTGACCATGAAGCGTTTCGCATCGGATTTAAATCACCATCCAATGCAGCCGCCACAGTGCCGCCAGTGGTGCAAGCGCCGAGTGACGAGACCATTCTCGCCATTGTCGATTGGCATGTTGGCTCTAACGACATGCGCGCATGCGATAAGCGGAGCCTGTGCAACGAAATCCGAGAACTGTTTGCTTCCCCTGCCGCAATCGACGTGCGGGATGCAGCGATTAAGCGACTGCTGGCTGGGAATGGGGATCTTTATCAACTGCTGATGATGGTAGCCAATGGCATTGACAGCCCCGCATCGTGCACCCTAGCCCGTAATGCGATTATCGCTATCGACAATCTTCAATCCCCACCCCAAACCGGGAAGGAGTCGCAATGAGCGATAAGACAGTGCGCACGATGCCGTTCAACCCATACACAGGTAAGCCGCGCCATCCGGCTGACATCGCCAGCGATCCAGAGGGAAAGCTGATGGTCGATCCGGATATGCCGCTTCTCGCGGCTAGTGACGATAGGAGGGATGCGGAGCGGTATCGGTTCGCACAAGCCGAACTTTGCATCGGCTCTTTCGACAAATACAGCCAGTTTGATGAATGGACGCCCGAAATGATCGACGCCGCCATCGCTGCCGCAGGCAATCACAAGGTAGAGGGGGAATGATGAAAGAGCGCGAACTGCGAAAGCATGCAAAGTGCGACCTATGCGGCAAAGGCATCGGGCATACCGGCCTTCCGCTGTTCTGGCGCATCACCGTGGAACGCTTCGGGATCAATATGCCTGCCGTACAGCGTCAAACAGGCTTGGCGATGATGATCGGCGGTCCGCTGGCTTCCATCATGGGGCCAGATGAAGACATGGCACAGTCAGTAATGGAAGCCGCGACGCTGACCGTATGCGAGTCGTGCGCAACCGATAAAGCGCTACCTGTCGCCGCACTTCCTGAGCATGCGCCATCCGCAACCCAGCAAGCCAATACGGATCACTCAGAATGAGTGCCAATCCGAATAATTGCAGCACTTGCCAGCATTCCGCGCATCCACAAGGCGGCCACTGCTACATGTTCAAGGGCGCGCCAACCGAGCCTTGCCGCTATCACACGGGCCATCGATGCGACGCTGCTTCGACGGGATGGAAGCGCATCGGCTTCTTTACGAAGGACACCCATGACCACCCATAACGATGGATCGCTGAAGCCGCTACCTTGTCCGTTCTGCGGAAGCGAGGTCGCGCCGGTCTACCTCGCGGGCTGGGAAATACTGTGCAAATGCGGCATCAACTTCTGCGTACAGTCGGCGGATAAACAGTCGCTTATCGCCGCATGGAACACGCGCGCCGAGCAACCGCAACCAGCACCTATGCAGGTGGAAATGCGCCATGCAATGAGCGAAGCGTGGGAGCGCGTTAGCGACTTGAATCGGCTCGGAATGTCAGCGCCTATCTCGCCGAAGTTCGAGCAATGGTTCACTGAAGGCTGGAAAGCCGCCCTCGCCAGCAGAGCCGAGCATGCTGCCCCAGTCTTGATTCCACCCGAATGGCTCAAGCCTGGGGCAATCGTCCCGGTCACGGCTGAAACGGTCGCATTGCTGCTGCGCGCAATCAATGGCAGAGGAGATTCGGCAGTGCCAGAGTGGGCCAAGCAAGAATGGCCCGGACTGACTGATCAGGACTGGGCCGAATTTAAGAAATGGCGCGAAGCCAAATGGCGCATTGCTAATTTTCAGGAGTGATGCATGAACATCAAAGACCGCCTACGCCTAATAGCCCAATCCCCGCGCAAGTCTCCAGAATTGCAGCAGCTATTTCTTGATGCTGCGGGGGAGATTGAGAGGTTGGAACATGCTCAAACTGGTGTGCGCAACTCCGCATCATCATTGATGTGTTGGTGGGCTATGGTGCAAGCCCAAGAGGAAATGCTGGACGAGCCCATACCGGACGATGCAGTCATTCTCAGCTTTATGGGAAGTGGTGCATCAACTATGGTTCTCGCAAAAGACCTGCGGGCCATTGACACCGCCATCGCCCAGCAAGACAAGGAGGAGTAAGGGATGAATACGATTATCGAAGCATTAAAAGAGCACCTCCGCAAGAATAAGGATAAATACGTCAAGGTCGACGAATGGGCTGGCAGCACAGAAACTGGGTTCTATGACGAAGTGACGTTCGATATTGACGATCTGATGCGAGAGATTGACGAATTCGCTGCTGGATTCGCCAAGAAAAAGGAGTAAGCGATGAGCGTCCGCCTCTCCGCCGCCGAAATGGCAGAAATCGTTGGATGCAAGCCGAACCAACGCTGCCGCATGGCCGCATGGTTCAGAAAGCACCATTGGAAGCACGAGATTGACCATAACGGACTGCCTGTAGTCGCGAAGGCTTATGCTGAACGCAAGCTAGGCATTACGGAAGACAAAACTTTGACGAAATATGCCGACTCGCCAAACCTCCAAGCCTTCAGCGCGTAAAGAACGAACGGGCATAGATCGGCTCTACAAGCGTGTTGGAGTGCGCAAGGTGTCGTTCTACTACCAGTACCCAAATGGTACGAATGAGACGCTAGCCACGGCCACGCTCGGCGACCGGCAGGCCATCATGGAAGCCGAACGCATCGCCAAACGGAAGGCGCTGGATATTCAGAACGGGCAGATTATTGCTGGCTCCGCAGCAGATGGTATTGACCGCTTCAAAACCGAAGTAGACCCGAAGCACTTCCGGGACCAATCCAAGGAAGGCATCGCCGTTAGAAACGGTGCTTACGAAAATCTGACCAAGTTCTTCGGGAAGATGCATCCCGCGTCAATCAAGACGATTCATGGCTACCAGTATGTAGAAGCACGCTCTCAGTCAGGCGCTCCTGTCAAGGCGTGGAAAGAACTCGCTTTGATGTCCACCATCTGCCATAAGTGGGTAGAGTGGGGGATCATCGAAGCAAACCCGTTCCTTGGGATGCGCAAGCCAAGGCATGATAAGGACGTGCGAACGATTGAGCGCGGGCGAGTCATCAAGTTTTACCTGTGGTCGCAGCGCCAGGAGAAAGAGCAGTTCAAGATCATGGGCTGCGCTGCCCTCTTCACCTACCTTACCGGCTTCCGTGCAGCGGAGGTACGCCCATTTCACCGCTCCGGACTGACTCCTGCGGGCGTCAAGGTGGTGTCGGCAAAGCGCAAAAAGGGTGAGGCAGAAGTCGTCAAACTGCGCGAATGGTCAACTAGGTTGCGGGTTGTGGTCAAGCGCGCAGATCAGGCTCTCGGCCGTGAGCGTATGTACCTGTTCGGCAACCGCCACGGCGCAGCCTATTCCAAGTCCGGCTGGGGCTCGGTGTGGCAAGATGCGATGCTTGCTTACATCGGCTGCAAACCCGAAGAATTGGTAGAGCACGAGCTATACTTTTCATTGCTGGATGTGCGCCCAGCGGCTATTACGACAAAGATCGAGAAGCGCGAGGCAGATGCTTACGATTTCGCAGCGCATGCCAACAAGGCTACGACCCATGCCCATTACGACAGACGGCGAATCAAAAAAGCGAGTGCGACCGAATAAAATTTTTCCAACGGATCATCTGAAAACAAGGCTGCACGTTGTGGATAAGTATAGTTTCGTTGTAAAATCCGTCCGCCATAAACAAGCGTACATGCGGGTTAGCAGAAGATTGATGTCAGGATTGTGATTCCTGTCGTCGTGGGTTCGAGTCCCATCGGCCACCCCACTACCCGCATAAATTCAAGCACTTGCAGCCTGTGGACAACTAAGTTATCCACATTTTCCAACGGCGCGAAGAATTTTCAAACGGCGATCACGTCAAAATGACATGAAACCGCCAGAAAACCCCATCCCCTTAGAACAGCTACGCGACATCCTCGAACGTCGAAAAGACGATCCAGAGGTCGTAGCCCTGCTGTGGGAAATATGGCGCTACCAGCAGATAGCGAGGAAAGCGTATCAGCTCGCCAAATCGGTTCACGGCTTTGATTTGACAAGAAAGCTGTTGATTTCAGGAATGCTTGAGCTTGTTGAGAATGACCCGGCAGTCTTGCAGATGCGGGCAGAACATCGGGATATGCTATCCGATTACACGAATCGGACGCCTGAGAGGAAGAGGAAGGATTAGCTGTTCACCATTGGCGGTCGCACCATTCGTCCAGTTCGTCCTTTTCTGAGACGACTTTCTCAGAACGCTTCTTGTTCTTAGCGCGTATATCGGAAACGATGATGCCAACCAATAGCACTGGCAAAAGAAAGATGATTATCTCGTGCATGGACTGCTCCATAGATATGAAGCGAACTATATCATGCAGCCAGATTTGTACAGCCAAGCAGCCTACAGGAGCGCCTTTTCAGCGTTGCGCCGGAGAACAAGGCCGCGCAGCACCTTTCCGCCGCCTCGAATCCACTTCACGATTTCCGACTTGACCGCGTCCCAATCGTTCTCATTGACCCGTCGACGCAAGGTCGAGGCCCTAAGCCTTCCAGTTCCGAGATTGAACGCAAAATCGATGATTGCCGCCAACCGTTCCGGCGTATCGATTCCAGGGCAGAGCTTCTTGACCGCAGGCAGGTAGACGTTCCTCACCATCCACAGAAGTAGTGCCTCTGCCCTTTCCTTCGTAATCGGCTCGTCCTTCAGGGTCACGGCGCGGCCATCTTCGTAGTATGTGGCCCCGTATCCGATTGAAGGAACCCCAGCGGCACACAGGTACGGGTGGAGAATCAGCCCCTCAAAGCGTCGCGCCAATGACGCCGCCACCTCGATGGCGAGTTGGTCAAATTCTTGGCGGGTCATTTGCCGCGCTTCAGCAATTGACGATCTGCGATGAAAATACCGAGAGCAGCGCCGATGATTGACCACACCTTATCGTCAATGCGCCAATTCATGGAAGCCACATACAGAACGATTAGGGCGATACATACGGTTGCCAAGAAAGGACGAATTGCGGCGTTCCAGGCGTCTACCCACTTGACGCCAGTGATACGGCCCGTCAGTTCTACGGCGGTATTGAAACCTTCTGCAGCCAGCTTATCGAGGTCGATCTCACCCTGTACGCGGATGGTTTGAACGCCGAGGGCCGCTTGCGTCTTGATCGCTTCCAGTTGTCTCGCTGACTGCTCTGCATCTAACCGGCCCTGCAGCTCCATCCGAGCCATTTCCTGTTCATGGTCAATCTTCTTGTTGAAGAACGCCATGACCTCGCCAAATAGCATGCGGAAGGCATTACCGCCCAAAAACGAAAGAAGTGCCATTAGCATATGAAGCTCCTTATCCTATTTCCTTTTTTACGGCCAACCACAGAATCCCGGCCACCGCAGCAGAACCGAGCCACTTCAACGTCCACCAGCCGAACTCGGATGCCTTTTCATTCAGCCATTCTTTGATGGCCTCCTTGACGGCCTCTTTCATCGAATCTTTGTCGAGTTCTGGCATGCAGCTCCCAAGCTGGCAATGGAATAATTGTTGGAGGCCTAGATGGCAGCGAGAAACTTCTCGAAGAGCTTATAGTGCCCAACGGAGTTCGGATGAATGCCGTCTGATACAAGATCATTAGCGGGTATGAGGGTGCTGATATTGTCGATAAACCTGATGTCAAGGCCGTATGCGACGAGCATGTCCACCGCGTCTTGCGTGGTATTCATGTAGTCCAGCACGTTTTCTTCGCTGCCACCAGCGGCCGCATAGCCATTCGCAGTAAGGCGGTGGAGGGAGGCCATAACAACGGTTGCGCCAGCATTCGGAGTTGCGAACCAATCGAAGAACAGCTTATTTGGGGAGCCGCTAGCGGAAGTGATGACGATCTGCACCGTATGCGCTGCGGCACCTAGGCCGGTCAATATCACCAGCGCAGGCGCATATTGCAATCCGACTTTCGTTGCCACGCCTGGTGCGTGGCCGTTGAATGTCGTCTTTTTGACGCCATCCACATAAATATCCGCAGTGGAATACTGCGTATCATGGACGAGGAAGCTGAGGAAAGCCGTATCGCCTGTAATTGAGAACGATGCAGTATCTCCGTTCGTATAAGACCATCGGCCAATCGAGCCGGGAGTGTCTGCCCAGCTTCCGGTATAGGTAACAGCAGCATTGCGGGCAGTTGTCTTGCTGGGCATTGCGAGCCAGGCCAGTTCTGCAAGTAATGCATTCTTGAACGCCGCCCGCTTCGCCGTATCCGTTCCATACTTCATTTGATCGTTTGTGCCGATCATGCACGTGGAGACGTCACCCGCCACGATGTTTGATGCATAGATCGGAGCAGCTTGATCAGCGGCGCAATTCCCTGAAACCCCATAGTTTTGGATTGTTACGCCAAGCTCTTGTGCAAGCAGATTGACGTAGCTTCGTCCTGCTGCTGCCGATTGACCAGCGGTGATACTGTCACCAAAAGCGCGATAGGTCATAGCATTCCCCTCTCTTTGAACCATGCCTCTGCCCCGACGCCATAGCCATCTGGCAGGCTGAAATCGCCAAACAATTCGTTTCGAGATTCGCGATCCTCTGGAACGTCAGCGGAATCAACTATTTTGTATGGCGTACTGGCCGGTACATCCTTGCGGGCAATCTCGTTAATCCCATACTGATTAAGCCACTCTGGCGAGGGAGTGATAACAGATACATTCCCTTCTGCATTCCTGAAGACTATGCATTTCCCCATGATCGCCCTCTATCTAAAGATTGCCACGTTGGCAGTTTGTGTATCGATGTTCGTGCCGTTGGAAATCTGAGAAGCCAAGCGAACACTTGTCGTGGTGTAGGACGTCGAGCCACCTGTTTCTGTGGTCGTATAAATACCCATACTTCGGTTCGTTGCACCGGCGGTTGCCACTTGATGGCATGTCGCCAGAACGGAATAGTTCGCGTCTGGCATGGCAGTGCCGAAATTAACCGTGTAATCGCCAACGCCGTTATCGGTAATGCTGGAAACGTTGCCGGATGCGCGAATGGCGACCGTGCCAGTCCCGTTAAAGTTGACCCAAGCCCTGCACGCAAACATCGGCGCAGAACCAATTGCGTTCAGGTTGGTGGACAGAGTTGCGCTACCGCCAGCGCCTTGAATAACGCTAGGGAATGAGGCCCAAGTGCCAGCCGTGGTCTGAGTGGATTCGATATATCCAACCAAGCGATATGGGACATTTGAGCGGGCTGTCGTCGAATAGATCACGCCCGCACTGTCGGCAGCGCCAGCGCCTCCCTCTGCGGTAGTGGAGATAAATCCGGTTTCGTCCAGATTGACGCCACCAGAAATGTTGACGCATGCAACCTCAATCGTGCCGCTGCTATCAATGGCGAGCACGGCAATTCGAGCCAGTGTCGCGTTCTGAGTCCCAAGCGTTGATCCGCTGGAAACCGTCATCGAAATAGCGCTGGAAATGGTGCGCGTATTTACTGTGCCGCTTCCAGCAGTTGCGGATCGGAAGTCAAGCGATGTTGGGTTGATTGTGAGAGTCAGCGCATTTGCTGCAACAGATGCAGTGATAGGCTGGATCTTCGATGTAATTGCTAGCGGCTGCCCGTCCTTGCGAAATACCGCGACATAGAATGTGGTTGTCGTGACCGCAGTAACCACCAACCTGTCGCCAGCCGTGATGGTGTAGTTTGCATTGCCTTGAACGCTGATATTGCCAGCATTGGTAATGATTGTTCCTGCCGCTGGGTATGCCTCGCGCTGTGCACCGGCTTGAGGGGCAGCAGGAAAATCGGTGATGGTTGGGGTGCCCGTCCAATCTTGGATGTTGCCATTAGGCTGCGTCCAAAGAGGCGTGGTCGTAGCGGTGGCCGCGATGGTAGAGCGCTTATAGTTAAGTGCCCCTTGTAGATTGAACCCGTTTTGCAGCAATGACGTAGGGTTGATAACCTGAAACTGGGTTCCATCATAAACAAGCTCGTAGGTAGTGCCAGCAACGATTTCCCCGGCCTGTAATGCCGTTGCGCCGGCCTTTGTAACTGCTTTGGCTCCAACTGCGTTAATGTTGATCGTGACATTAGTGGTATTGCTGCCAGTTGGGGTGAATTTGAATGCTTGGCCTGCCGTATAGGCTGTGAAAGCGGGAGTGGTTGATGCAGTAATTGCATCCGCCGTGCCACCGATTGACGCCAGCCATTCAAAGGAGCCGTCCTGAACTTGACCAACCGCTGCATAGTGGTTTCGTGCCGTACCGTTACCTACCCCAGTATGCTTGAAGTTCCCCATAGGCAGATCCGCCGTTGCTGCCGCCTCACCATTTCGTGGGATGCTGCCCGTCAGTGCCGTGGCGATGTCGTTCATGGTATTGTTCTGTACCGTGCTGCTAATCGTGGTGCCAGAAACAACTGGATTGCCTGCTGGGAGTACATAAGTACCCGCGCCATTACGTGGCATAGTGACTCCTGTAAGTGAAACGGAACGTCATCCCGACGTGCCAATAAAAAACCCGCGCTAGGCGGGTCTATGGTGAAACATGCAAAACTGGGAACTTGCCTTACTGCTGAAGCCGTTTGCTGCGGTGATTCTGTTCGGCTGTGTTGCGCTTCCTGGGCGATTTCTCGTTCAGAAGTACATGAAGGATGGGAAGCTGAAGCGCTTACTCCTTCTGCGCATTAGCAATTGAAGGCACAGCCATAACCGGAACCTGCGCCCCAAGCTTCAGGAACTCCGCGATTCGCGTAGGCGATACGCCTGCTTTCTCCATTGCTGCGGCTGCTGCCTGCGGATCCTTCAATATGTCAGCCAACATGTGGCGCATCGTGTCGTCGTTCTTGCTGTAGACGACATCGCCAATTGTCTTGAGAATGCCCGCTGCCGGACGTAGTGGCGCAAGACTGCCAATCCAGCTAGGCATTCCCGCTTCCGATACAAGGTTTGACATCGCCATTTTCTGCACGGTGTCAGACCCGACTCCACGTCCAGCGGTCTCTGCTGCACCCTTCATCTGCGAATCGCTTACCACGCCTCGAAGTAGCGAGAGCTGTTCTGGCGTCATCGTGCCTTCCAGCGTCGCGCTCTTCATTCCAGTTACATTCCGGGTCAAGTCGTCTCCGTTTCGCAGGGCTTGTGCTAGCGCGTCGGCTCGCGATTTGAACGGTACGTCAGCTCCATCTGCTAGGGCAGGAACGAACCGCTGGTATAGCTCCTTGCCTACATCCATCTGGTTGATAGGTTTTGACATTTCCGCGAAAGTCTGCCGCGCCTGTCCATACTCAGGGATCTTCGATTCAAGCCAATTCAGGTAGTCGTTTTGGGTACCCACGGCTGCGGAGCGTTGCGCGCCTTGCATGCCTTGGGCTGGCGAGCCGATGGCATCGGACAGACCCATTTTCAAATCGTGCAAGCCTTGCCCGCTGTACTGCGTTGAAGTGCCGGCACTAGACATCGGATTGCCATTTGCATCCAGAATTGCACTCGGCTGCGGTGCCGGGTTGGATTGCAGTTTGAACTGCTGCCCACGTTCCGATGCGAGATTTTGCGCTTGGCTCATCGCAGACTGCATCGACGGACGCTTCAGCAATTCCTCGAATTGTGGATCAGCATCGACCGTTGTGCGTTTTGCGACATCGTACAAAGGCGCAACGGCGCTTTCTCTGGCAGCCACTGCTGCTGCGCGCTCTTCGGGTGTTCCTGCCACGCTGCGCAAGGCATTGACCAGTGCGGCACGCTGCGATTTGTCCACGTCCCCAAAACCGGCTGGATCGATTGCGCGGGCGGTTCGCTCTACAGAAGCAATGCCTGCATCGTTCGAGGCCTGCCCCGCCGTAGGCATGAACCCCGGCGTCGCCCCGGTAGCCGAGCGCATGGCTTGCGCCGCAGCTTGCGGATCCGAAGCAGCATTGTTCAAAGCATTGCCCACAATCCGCGTACGTCCAGCTTTGGTAAATGGGTCTACCAGGCCCGCTTTAATGACTTTACCGCCTCGTACAACAGCCGGCACTGCACCGCCGAAGATCGCGCCGGATTTGATGTTGTTGAACCGGCTCTCGTCGGATGCAACAGGCTGGGCCGCGCCAGTCAACGCGCCGAGCGCTGCGCCCCCAGCAATCGTATTCGCGCCTGGGATCATGGCGGTTGGTGCTGCTATAGCCACGTTGCCGAGAACATTGCCTACCGTGCCTGCGGTCGTATCCATCAGGGGCTTATCAAGTTGGCGCGATTCGTCGATCTCGCGCTGCAATTCCTTTTGATCGCCAATGCCTAATAGCTGCTTGCCGCCACGATAGGTGTCCACGAAGGCCTTGCCGACGCCCGCCAGACCTTTGTCCAAGGTTGACATGCCTTCGGTCGGGTCGTAAGTCTTTTGCGGCAACTGCGCTTTCGGTGCGGCAAACTGTTGTTGGGCGTACGCCAGAATATCCTTCTCGGAGGCACTATCTGGCGCAGTAATCTCGTATTTCTGGCCGTCTGGTCCCGTGATCTCAAAACGCGCCATTATGGGAGTCTCCGGATGCTGAAGCCATTGGATGCCGGTTGATTGGATGGTGGCGGGACATTGACCTGCATGTAATCGACGATTCCCTGCGCGTTAGGATCCTGGCGCAGGCGTTCCATGTTCTGTTGGTGGGCGTTGATGCGATAGCGTGCAGTTTTTTCGACGGCGTTAAGCAATGTCTCCAGTTCTGGTTTGGTGAACTCCGAAATATCGCCTGCTTCCGCACGGCGCAATATGCCGCGTTCGCTTTCCGTGATCTGGCCTTGGCCCTTCATCTGACTTGCGGCGGACAGCTCTTGACGAGCGAGGCCTTGAATGACTTGGCGAGTGTTTTGCAATTGTTCCGCAGTATCTTTGCCGCCAATGCCCAAGGTCTGTCCAATTTGCGCCAACGTGACGCGCACGTTTGCGCCAGGGCCGAGCATCGCATTCCCCAATCCTTGGCGAATTTGGTTGACGTTTTGCAGCGTCGATGCTGCGGACTGCGCACCAGCATACGCATTGTTGACTGCGTCGCCCGCACCTTTTCCGATCTCTTGAAGAAACGGCTTCGTAGCCGTGTTGACGGAAACGCTTGTAACAGGCTTCCCGGCGACCGCCTTATTGATCTCGTAGTTTTGGAACTGCGTGTTCGCAACAGGCTTGCCATCAGCGCCAACGCTGAACGGCTTGTTCGGATCCGCCAATACTGAACCCGGAGTCACATCATACGGATTCCATACTTGCCCAGACGGGGCCAATTCCATTTTCCGAGCTGGCATGAGATCGCCATAGTTTTGCGTCTGCGCAAACTTGGCAATCGATTGCGGTGTGTAATCTTTCGGATCGATCTTGTTGAATTGCGATTCTGGCTTGGCAAACGCCTGTTGCAGGCCGTACTGTTGTAGCATCGGATTGCCTGACTGGAGCAAGCTAGCCAAAGCGGCTTGGCGACTTCCGGGGGTGCCAGGAATCGTCTTTGTCTGCGGCGTACCGTCCTCGCTCACCATTGCTTTCGATTCGACCGTCTGGTCCGGAGTGCCTTGCAACAGGTTTTGGTAATTCTGCAAACCTTCGATCAACTGCTGGTTTTGGCGCTTACCAATGTCCGCTTCCTTAGCATCCAAGTCGTCCATCTGCTTTTTAGATGCAAACGCCTGCGCAATCTTGCCGACAGCCGCCAGTGGGCTTGGCGCGATGTAATGCCCGCTCACCATTTGCCCTTCCAATGGCGTAGTTGCCTGCTGCCCCAACAAAGTAGCCATCTGGCGTGCGCGCTCAACTTTCTTGCGCTCGATGTCAAAGTCCGTTGTCGGAGCGGTAAAACTGACGTTTTTGATTGCCATGTCACAGACCGTTCAAGAGATGTCCATATAACCGTGCTGACTGCACCGCGTTCCATACGATGATGTCGTGGAACTCGTCAGGCACGGCGTCTAATTGATTAATCAGTTCGGCCCGATGCTCTCGGTCGTGGACTGCGTGGTACTTCAAAGTCGATACTGAATTAGGGTATAAGGCTTCAAGCTCGGCGACTTGCTCATCGCTGGCCGGGTAGCCCTCAAGTAAGGCCATGTACCCGAGCAACGCCATTGGCGTAACGTGTTTGATCAAGTAATACTGTGAACCTGCAAGACCAGCCGCCAGATATTCGAGGGGGGAAGCTTTGCACCCCAATTCTTGAATATCTTTCTGCAGCCATTCTGCATGGTTTCGCTCTTCTTCCAAGTGCTCTGCAAAGTACGCCGCACATGGCGAGTCGGCCAGCGCTGCCTCTTCCAGCATTCCCTCGCTTGCAGTAATGATTTGATGAATCAGGCCAAGATGCTTTGCATAGACAGTTTTGTCCTGATAGTTGAGGCGCGGAAACGGAGCCACTTCGCGGTCCAACGCCTCATAAACGCGCGCACTGAGCATCAGAACATCATCGCCGCAGCCATACCAATGCCCAATGCCGCATTCGTGGTGCTTGCGCTGTTGGCATTTTTGGCGTTCGTTGCGCCGACCTGCGCGTTATATTGATTTGTTGTTGCGCCCATGATGTCAGGCGCAGCGACGTTCTGGCCTGAAAACGATTGGAATTGTGGAATTCCGACTTGCGAACCGGTGCGCAGAGCATTCAATTCATTCAGAGGCAATGACCGCAGATAGGACTGTGTTTGAATGTCATTCTGGCGCGCGTCTGATTCCAGGCCATACATGCGCGACTGCTCGGCCCCGCCAGCTTGAATAGCTCCCAAGCGGAAGTCATTCTCTTGTCGTCCGAGATCATCCATCGCATTGTCGTACGCTTCCGATCCGCGATAAATGCCCTGATTTGAAAGTTGGTTCTCCAGCTGGGCGCGCTGACGATCCATCTGAGGCTGGTTGCGGTCGATGATCGATTGCGTCATCTGGTCACGACTTAATGTGTTAGACAAATCAGGTCTAGCCTGAACCTGCGACATGTCAAACTGTGTGCCCAGCGTGTTTCCGATGCGCCCGATGCCTGACTCGGCAATCCCGCCCAGCGCCGTATTAATGCGCTGCTCTGTATCGAACTGTTTCTGCCCGACTGGCGTCAACGAATCTTTGACAATTACTTGGTCCGGGTCGCCATTCACACCATACGTAACCGTCCGGCTGCCGTATGGGTTACTGAAGTTCGGGTTGGACAACTTGCTACTTGCGCGGGCAGCCTCAACGTTCGCGGCACCTTGAGCGGCAGCAGCGCCAGCGTAGTCTGGCGGTGGAGGCGAACTACTCTTTCCACCGTTATAGATCGTCCGCCACGGATCCGCACCGCCAAGCCGCTTCAGGACGAATTCAGAGAGAAATTTCATTTCCTTATCCTTAAGAATCGGCAGTCTTCTTTAAACATCCGATAGATGAGCAGATCCCCGCTTCTTCCGGCGTCCTTCAATTTGGTTTCGAGCTCAAAGCCAAGATGCTCGTCGAACTTTTGCGCAGCAATGTTTTCTTCCTCGACTACTCCGGTGATGCGCTTGACTTTGGCCTCTTCAAAGGCGTAGTAAAAGCAATACCAGAGGTATTCTTTGGTCATCCAGCGTTTGCCAGGAATAGCACCAACATGCATGGAAATGTTCGAGCCGTTGTAATCGTCGAAGACAACCCCCGCAATCAATTTGCCGTCCTCTTCCAGGCCAATTCCAACGCAGCTACCGAACTTGCCGCCCATGCCGATCTGCTTTGCAACAAAAGCAGCGACACGTTCATCCTGTCCACATACAATCGTCTTCATACGATTGCGCCGACCTCGAAAACGTAATCAGTTGCTTGCCAGCGGATCTCGTAATACTTGCTGGTCAATTTCATATGCAGACATGCCGCCATGCCAAGGCCGGACACGCTTTGCCAGTTTTTTTGTATCGTGAGTGCACCGCCCCAGATGTCCTGATCCCAGATGCCTTGATCCCACAATGCAGCCTGAGAATTGACCAAAGTCGGCGTGCCGACGGGTGCGGAGATGTCGAAATCGACGTTAATGCCTAGCAGGATGCCCGGAACGCCATCGGCCTGAATGATCGGTCGTGCCATCGTCCAGCGCTTTTGGAACTTACTACCGAAGTAGCTGAATGCTGGAATGACATCGCCGGTGATGTTCATGCCATCGTCAGCGTTGGTGCTCCACGCATGGCAAACACTGCCGTCTGTGCCGAAGTAGATTTCGTCGTTGAACACCTCCCAGCAGGTGGCGTTCCAACCCGTGAAGCGACACCAAGACCCAGTAATTGTGTTCATCACATACTGATATTTCAGCGTCGAAGACACTGGAATATTCAGCAGGAGCATATTCGCGTTCGGATACTGGATCATTTGCCAGCCGAAGTTGCTGCCGTAGATAGATACTGACATCGCCATTGCTGACTGAATTTTGTCGGTGATCGCGATTCGCGTATTGACGCGCGATGAAAGCAGCGCCTTGGACAGAGGCAGCACGCCATCGCGAGTAATAACTAGCAGATCCCCGCCAAACTTGATGAAGCAGCGGCGACCAATCGGCGAGCCAACGTTGTAAACGCCGACAAGCGCCCAAGTCGATGCACTAGAAGGATCCGTCCCCTTATAGACAGCGATCTGCCCCTTAGACGAAAGGAATACGGCGTGATCGTCCAAGCCTTCGCCGGCATCCAGTGTCCACGTACCCATCGCCATCAAATAGCCGCCGTCAGTGAACAGGGGCCCCATGTCGATACTGTTTGCAGCGCCGCCAATGGAATCAGTCGGTAGATACCAAACCTTGGTAGTTGCCCGCTCCACGAACCACAGGCGGCGCTTGAAGACGTTGACGTGGACGAGATTGGAAGTCGTCACGCCGGTAATTGCAGGCGTACTCGCACCATCAATCGCCGTCCATGTGGTGCCGTTGAAGGCTTGTGGCTTGTCCAGGCCGTTCACCAGATAGAGCCATTGCGCCCCGCCCGGCACGCCAAAATTGACGTGCTGCCACTGCCCATTTGTGATGCCAGCGGCGACCGCCGGCGCACCAACGGCACCCTGCACGCTTACGTCATAAATTGCGTTTGACGTGGAGGCGAACAGCTTTGATGTACTGGAACTGTTATACGCAGCCAACGTTTCGACCGTTCCGCTGATGCCAGTCGCGAATGACTGGAATCCCTTGCGCAACATGACATCTGTTGTGTTGGGGAACATGTCGTCCATCTGGACGGCATCCTCTTCCGGCATCGAAGAGATAGCATCACGAGCATTCCAGCCGCCCACAGGCGCAGGAATCGATTTAACCTGCGACACCCGACCGCGAGCGACCTGCCTCATTGACCGTACCCGCTGTCAGGAATAGAGCCAGGATTGATGAACATCTGGGCTGTTGGCGGCGCGAGGCTCAACGTCGGCGCGCCCTGATCGGAATTCTTTTCGCGCTCAATTTCGAGAAGATAATCGCGCTCCAGCTTCGTCACGTCGAAGCCCTTGATCATGAAGAATTCGTACTTTGTGCCGGTGATCAGCAGACGGTCACGGAACAACGCCGTGTCATCATCCGCCGAGAATTCGCTTTTAGGCGTGCCGTCAGATCCAGTCACCCAGGCATTCGACATATACTCGAAACCTAGCCGCGCTTCTGTGATCGACGACGGCCACAGCTGGAAAGTGTTGCCGAGGATGCGATAGCGCATGCGCGGACCGGTAGAAACGATGCCGCCCTTCAGGTATTGCCATTCCTGCGCCGACTTAGGGCCAAGCAATTCCCAGTGGTTTGTTTTATCCCACTGCGTGCGGTTTACTTGACGGTCCCAGTCAGACGGCAAGTCGTACTTGGTCTGTGCGAACGTAATGTCGAAAGTACCCGTTTGCGTCAACGGCTGATCCAACGTGACTTGCGTGGGCGAGTCAACGGACAAGATATAGCAGTCGGACGCGACGCCATAGCCGGTCGCCATGAATGTTCCTGCAACAAGTCCAGCAGTCGATGCGATCCCAGTAATCACTGGCGAGTCTGTCACCGTCGTGCCGGCCATCGTTGAAACTACCGTATCGAACCGGTATTCCTTGTTCAAACGCTGCCATTCCCACTCGCTGACAAGATCAGTGCCGACCTTGTTGAGCAGGGAATAGACCTGCAACACCTGTTGGTCGGCGCTGGTCGCGACTGCATTCGGCTGGGCGAGGCCCAGTTCCATGCAGATACGCTGAACAAGTTGCAGGAGAGTCATGGATTTTCCTTATTCCTGCGTGGCAGGCTCTTTCGCTTTGCGCTTCTTTTCTTCTTTGGCGTCTTCCATTGCTTGGAGGCGAGCAGCCAAGTCGGATAGCTGCGTTTTCAGCAATACGTTTTCCGCCTTCACTTCTTCGTACTGTGCGGCGTACTTCTGCGCGGCTTCGGCGTCCTTGTTGATCGCAATGAACGCTTTTGCTTTGGCGACGAGCTCGCGTGCGCCCAAGCCCAGGTTTGCCAAGTTTTGATCGGTCACTGCTGCCAATTGCTCGACCGTATAAATGCGCTTGTGGTTGAACTCACGCACCATGCCTTCGTCTACTTCGCGCCATTGCTCCAGCGGGAAGCCGTCGGCCTTGAATTCTTCGCCTGCTTCGTATGCGGCCCAGTGTTTAGGCCAGCGATATTTATCGTCTTCCTTGACTTGGCGATCCACAATCGTGCGGTTGTCGCCGGGGAACATGATTTCTACGAAATCCTTTGCTACGCCCTTCTCGTTACGTTTGTAAAAGCGGACATATGCAGAATCATCCGTACCATGCTTTACGTGGCCGTCACGTTGGACGGTCGGATCAGCAAAACTCATGTGAACTCCTGAAATGAAAAAGGGAGCCGAAGCTCCCTTGGGTTGGTGAAACTAGGGTTAGGTGATCTGACCTTGGTGGAACGGGCGATTGATCTGGATAACTGCCAGACCAGTCGAAGGCGTGCCGGTGGTGGTCGATACCTTGGCGTTAAGGATCTGCTCACCTGCGACAGCCGCGTCATCCACGCTGCCTGGGGTAGCAGCCAGCGAGAAGACATCTGCGCCAACAACCATTGCATTAGGCGCACGGACAACAGCCGAACCGGTGATCTGATACCAGCCATATTGGTTCGCCACGTTTGCCGACATCGCAATTGCAACCGAACCCGTGCCGGTCGTTGCTGGGGAGATGGTCGTAGTGCCCAAGTAGTTATCGAAATCGACCATCGTGCCAATCTGGGTCGAAGCGACGCCTTTCAAGTAGATAAACTCACCAGCGCCGTACAGCGGGTCGGTGGCGGTAACGATGGTGCCGAGCGGGTGGTTCTGAACCGTGTCCGTGGTGGCGATTGGCTGAAAGCCGAGGCGTTCAGTGGTAATGGTGTATGCCATGAGATTTCTCCGAAAATGAGAACGGGGCCGAAGCCCCGTGAATTAGTCTTTCAGTACGCCCTGCAGGAACGCGTTGGACAGGGTCATGTTGCCGGCCCACGCGGTCAGCTTGACCATTGCATCCTGGTTGACCGAGAAGCGGTCTGGATCCAGCGGAACCATGTTGCGATCCTTGTGTGGGCGCAGGTAGATGTAGTTCGTGTTCAGGAAGTACATGTGATTGGTTGGAGCCGCACCACCGTAACCGCCATCAAACACGACATCCGCATCCATGAACTTCAGCGACTGGAAGCCTGCCTGTGCCATCTCATCAGACGTGATACGCTGGATCGCTTGCAACGACTCCCAGTACAGGCGGTAGTAGTTGTTGTCCGCAATGATCAGGTCGGGGCGATCAGTGCCACGCACCAGTTGCAGCCACACACGATTCATGTACGACTGTGCGTTCGCCGCAGTCATTGCTGCGCCACCGTCCGTGGTTGCATCAAACGACACGTTACGGAAGAACGACCAGTTGGCGCGGTTGATGCCGCCGACCGTACCGGTTGCAGGACTGTCAGCCACCAGCAATTGCAGGCCGCCGATTTGTTTGCCGCCGTCTGCGGTACCGTCCGAATAGCAGTCCGCCGACAGATTGTTCATCATCGTGCGTTCTGCATTCTTGATGCGCGATTCCAGCAGATCGATGACCTTTTCAGTACCGCTGTTTTGCAGCTGTTCCAGACCGGAGATCGACACGGCCACAGCCGCTTGTTTCCAGTCGTATTCCGCTGCGGTGAACACATCGGAAGGCGAAATGTTCAACGTTTCGTAGCCGGAATAGCGCTTGAACGTGCCGTTCTCAGCATATTCGAGCTCCTGCACGATGGTACGACCGCCATCAACCGGTTTGACGTTGCCGCGCTTGTTAAGGCGGTTCAGCAACGCATTGTTTTTGGTAACGTTATCGGCAAGTTTGCCGCTACGGTTACGCAGCGTAGTGGTTACGATCTCGGAGAGATTTGGAGAAGCCATGATTTATTCCATCCATAGGGAGTGCTCTGTCTCACGACAGTGCGAATTAAGTTAAAGACGCCCGCCGACTGCGTTCAATGCAGCGGTAAGGTCATCACGAATGCTGGCTCCAGCAATTGGTACGGCTGCGCCTGACGGGGATCCCGTGACACTGACCGCTTTTGCTTTTGCCTTATTCGCAAGCTCGGCTTTTTCTTGGATTCGCTTCTCTGCATCCGCCTGGATGAGTGATGCGCGAATATCTGGCCTTGCCCAGCAAGCCTTGTCGTACGCATCTTGCAAATCGTCTGCAAGTCCCGCTGCGAGCATGTTTGCCATGTCCTGGCGCACAGTTTCGAAGTGAGGGACGTTCGGATTTGATGCGAACGTTTCAATCTGCTGGCCGAGGTCGGCCATTTCCGCTTGTTGCTGCCTTGCTGCTTGTTGCTGCTTGTCGTACTCCAATTTCTGGATATACGTTTCCAACTGCTGGACACGCTGTACCGCGTGTTGCACGTTGGGATCCATCTGATACTGTTGTTGCCCGTCTGCCTGTTGCTGGCCGAGGTCGATTCCGTAGGCTTGCGCGAGCTCCATCAGCTTTGCCTGCTTTTGTGCTGGCGAGCCCGTACGCAATACGTATTCGTGGCCGATCAAGTGCTGGAAAGCCTGATCCGGCGTCATTTGTAGATGGTTCAGGTACGGAGCCCAAGGCTCTGCGGCAGCCCTGAACGTCTGCGCATATTTCGCATCCTCTGCGTACTTTTGGATACCTTTGTTGAAATCCGTTTCACGGCGCAGGATTTCGTCCTGCACTTCAGGCGGCAAGGTGTCAAAGTGCGCCTTGATGTCCGGCTTCCAGCTTTGCGGGGCCTTGCGGGCTGCTACTGCCGGCTGTTCTACCGCCTTTTGCTCCGCGTCCGCAGCGACTTGTGCCGCTGCCTGAGCTGCCTCTTCTTGCTTCTTTGCGAAGCGCCCTTGCTCATCACGAGCTCGCGCCTCGACTTGCTCAGTTGCTTGAGCGAGACTGGCCGCTACCGAATCATCGGCAGTATTTGAATTGCTTTCTTCTTGCCCCAATGCGCCCGCAATATCATTGCGGATGTCATCGGTGGCGTTGAGATCAACGTCCGACATAGAAACTCCATCATGTGGCTAGACTTCAGCCGTGGGGAAAGACCGGCTCTCACGAGCAGGCAGTGCATCTGGCGCAAGGCCAAATTCTTAAATTAGGTTCCAGCTACGGGACCGTAACGCCTCCCGGCGTGGGTAGAACTAGCCCGAAATACGGGCGTACAACTCTTCACGAAGGCCGCCAACGTCAGGAATTTCCTTTTTCTTGGTCGGCATCTTCTCGTTTCCAACCTCCACCATGCCGTGGGCCTTTAAATGCGCCCGGTGCTGGCTTCGGCTGGTGATCATTTGGCCGTTAATCATCGATTTGTACGGCTGAATGTCTGGCGCTACGTAAGGAGCCGAGATAACGCGGTCCATCATTCGGCCACAGCATTCCGGCAATTCCTTGTAACGGGAAACTGGCAGATATACTTCTTCGTTCTTGCCGCAGATCGGGCATTTGGCTGCGTAGATCGGCATTACTGCTTGACCTCCGATGCAATCTCGTTCGTTGCAGCTTGCGTGGCTTCGTTCTCGACCTTGGCTTTGCTTGCGATGTTGGCCGATTCGATCTTGGTAGCGGCGTCCAATTCAGCTTTCCATTTCTGGAACATCAGATCCATCTGCGCCTGACGCTCATTCATCATGGATTCGACGGCTAAACGGCGCTCTTCGGCCTGCTGCTCCATCGCCATACGCTGTTGCTCAATCTGCGCTTCCATTTGCATCTGTTGCTGGGCGCGCTGGGCTTCCATCTCATTGCGCATGGCTTCAAGTTGCTGTTCGCCCTGCAATTTGGCTTGTGCCGCTTGCTGATCGGCCTTGATCTTCTCCATTTCTGGATCAGGCTTCTGCTCTGGCGGTTGCGCAGCTTTCTGTTGCAGCTTCTCGATGGTTTCCTCGAATGCGCCTTCCAGCGTCTTGCCGGCCTTAAAGCCGCGCACGCCGAACAGCAGAAGTTCGCCCAACAATGGGGCCAGTTCTGGTGGCGCTTGGATTGCTTCCTTGATGAAGCCGCTAACCGCACCTAGGAACTCCATGCGGTCTGCTTTGTCCTGCTGCTCGTCGATAGCGCGCAGCGAATCGGACGAAATCTCGACACGGAAGCCGCGCACTACATCGTTACGCAGCAGTTCCAGTGCTTGCGGAACCAACTCTTGATCCTGCGGCATCATTTGTTCGACGCCGGCCATCATCAGGATGGACTCTGGCTGGTAGTGCTGGCAGATAATCTGCGCCTTGATTTGCAGGAGCGTCGTAGCAAACAAGTCAACCGTGTCCTGCATTTTCTTCAGTCGCTTGGAGGCGAACTGGCCCTTCAACTGCTGCGCGCCCAGGGTTTCGTTTGGATCCGACGAACCGCGAATGATGTCTGCAATGCCCGTGATCTCATAGACCACATTCTTTGCCTGCTCGCGGGCCAGATACAAGGCATTCAACGCCGCGACGACCATATCCAGAGGCAGCCAATCGATCGTTCCCTTGATGCCGCCCTTTTCTTGGAAGACAAGCCAGCCTTCAACTGGGATGAGCGTGTTGTTGACGCCCTCTTGCATCATGCGTTCTACGCCTTTTTGCGTCGCATCGTAGACGCCGACGACTTTCAGCGCCTTCACCAAACCGTCAATTCGTTCGCAGATGGTGTCCAGCTCGCGGGCTTGGTCTTGGTACAGCACGTAATCCGGAGTAGGCTCCAGCGAATCGGTAGTGATCGTGGCATACAGCGGTTTTGGGCATGGGAAGAAGCATTCCAACTGCAGTGGATCGTCGCGCACGTCCAACGCAGTCTCATGCGATTTGGACAGCCAAACAACCTTGCGTTCTTTCTTGTCCCAGACCTCGTAAATCTTGGCCTTTTGCAACGATTCGCCTTCGACGGTGGACAGCGCCTTGTCGCCGAGGTCAGACTTCATGTCCAGCTTTATCTGGTTGCCCAGCTCTTCGCCGAAACGCTTGATCAGTTCCTTGCGGGTCAGCGGCACGATACGCCACACCAGATACACTTCTTCCCAGGTGCGGGCGACGTTATGACCGAAATCCTCCCAGTAGACATAATCCACCGGCGAGCACTCGTAATCGATGATCTCGGTGGTTTGCTGCTCCGATTCCACATCGTCGGTAAGCTGGCCGTCAGCAGAAGCTGGCTGGCCGATCGCAACAGACTTCATGCGTGGCTCATAACGAACCCATGCGATGCCACGACCCGGCAGTAGACGGTCTTCAACGCTGTTCTGCACGGCGGAAGCGTAGTCCGGATACTGCTCAATCTCGTAAGACAGGCAACGCTCAAGAATCAGAGAGGCCACACGGGCAACCGGATCCTTGTCCTTGAACCGGCGCGATACTTCTGGCATGGGCAAACGGGCATACAGTGCCGGCATCGTCGTCTGCACATTCGACCACAGGATGTTGTAGCGAGAATCAGCACCCGCAGCCTCAGAACGCTCGTCCTTGTACCGCTTGACGATCTTCTTGCCGCGCTTCACCCACGACGCATACTTGCGCTCATAGAGTTCAATATCGAGCATGTATCGCTTCTTCAGCGATTCCATATCCTGATTCTGCATGTCAGCCATTACAGCAGCACTTCCTGCGCAGATTGGAAGGTGAACGTAGGCGTGCTGGCCACGTTGACCGTGCGAATGCGCACCCACTTCCCTGCCGGGATCATGCCGGTAACGTTGCCCGTGCCGAGGTTGGTAACATTCAACACACCGCCAGTAGCATTTGTGCTGGAGCTCACCGTCACAACATTGGCGGTCATGCCTGAGTTATCTGCATATTCCAACACCACGCGGCCAGACTGGCCGGCCAACACCAGCGAAGTCACGGAAATATCCACCGTGTAGTGGACTTGGGCATCCTGAGTCGCACTGATCTGGAATGCACTATTCAGCGCTCTTGCCGGATTGGTAAAGGTGCGAGTCGGAGCAGACGGGATGGTTGGGAAAGTCGCCAGCGAACCGTCACCACGGATGTACTGCGCGGTTGTGCCGGTTGGCGCTGTGAATTTGGCTGCGATCTCCGCATTCTTGCTTGCGCTGAGGCCCAGAACATTTCCAGAGTACCAAGCGAATGTGCTATCAACCGTTGTCGTCTTTGGCAGATTGGCGGCAGCGTCATAAATGACCAAGCCATTTACACCCGACGGGATAGGCGTCAACCGCCCAATGATGCCAAAACCGGAGGCGTCGTATTGCTGAATGTTCAGATCCCACGGACCTGCATGCGCAACACTCCCTACCGCGATCAGCAGTATAGAAAGAAGTTTTTTCATGATTACGAGTCTGTAGATGCCAGAGTGAGCGTGTAATCCTTGATCGTCACGATCTCGGTTCCCGCATCAATCTGCGATGTGATGGAGAGATACTGGCCGACGGAATCCAGATTTGGCACCGTGATGTCGGCACCAAAAGCCCCGGTCGTCGCGCCGCTATATGAGTTTGCCGCGTTGTTATTGCCTAGACGCTGTATGGTCGTCGCGCTGGTTCGCTTGAAGCCAAGGCGATAGCCGCCAGTTTGATTTGTAGCTGCCAGGTCACTGATCGTCGCAATCACTGTGTCAGCAACCGTGCCCGCTGAACCAAAACGCAACCGCAGCGTGCAATTCGATGTCGTGCCGCTCTTACTAGGCGTGAACTCGACGTAGAAACGGTCATACAACCCGATTACACCCCCTGGAATGAGGTTGTGATTCGGGTTCAAGTTCTGCTCAGTTGTATTGCCAGCAGATGCATTTTCCGTGTCGATGGAGTCGATAACACCTTGGTTATTGCTTAACTTCCAGCGCGTACCGTTCGACATCCACAGCGTACCGCCGCCAGTGCCTAACTGCCCCGCACCTACATCTGTGATGCGAATCATCAGGCCAGTGCGCCCCGTTGCCGACGGCTTTGCAGCCCAAGTGAAGGCCGCTGGATTATTGGTCGTGCCAAACACCCCGCCAACCAGTGCCGCAACAGCGCGAAGCATTACAGGCCCTCGCCTACGGTTGCGTAAAGATTCGCCGTGCCGCTTGCCATAATCGCTGCAATGTGCGTCTCATTCGCTGGGTCACGAGAAATGACTTTGGATTGGCCGGCGAAGATTGGATAGCCCGCGTTCGTTGCCGTAACAGTTGCACCTCCCTTGACGATGAACATGGTGGTGGTGCCGTCGTTTTGCACCTCGACTGCCGAGCCGACGCCCGAAAGCTGCACGCGTCCTGATGTAGTGGTTGCGGCGAGCGTGACTGTTGCTCCCGGACCAAATGGTTGAACGTTCATATTCTTCCTTGCATTGGTTTGTTTGCCTGCCACAGGTCATTTAGCGTGGCTTGGTGCAAAGGCTTGATAGGCTTCTCTTCTTTAACCTCGATCTTCTGTTCCTCAAGAACCTGACATCCATACGCAAAAGCGTCGGATGGGTGAGAAGCCCAGTTGTGAACGGGCTCTTTTGAGAAAACCTGCGTATCCTCGTTGTACGAGAACTCCCATTCCTCCAGCCCGTTGATGCCTTCCTCGCATGCCGTGGCATTGAATGCGCACCGATCAACTACCTTACGTGCCGCGCTGATCTGGTCTGACTTCTTCGACTGCGGAACGATTGCTACGTGGTCCGAGCCAAATGCGGTCAGAAACTTCTCAATCGATGTGTGCTTACTTTGGAACGTCTTGGCTTTGGCATCATGCGGCAGCCAGATGCGGCCAAGCTTGCGGATGCCCATGTCACGCAAGTTTTGCTGAATGTGCGGTATCCAATCGTCAGCGTCCCATCCTGACTCTCCCTCATACTTAATGAGGTGGAACCCGCCGACTCGTTGCTGCCAGTACCACCACGAAGCAGTATCTCGAAAGCCCAAGTCGCTAGAAACGATGATTGGCGCACCATCAGGGTCATAACCGACATCGTCATTGATGCGGCCTTCCCGGCGAGCCTTGGCAATCCACTTGCCCAAGATCGAACCTTGGACAAAGCCGTATGCGCCTTCCCAGATGTGGTCATACTCATCCGGATTGTCTTCAAGGTCGCGCAACCGATCGCGCTCTAACTTTGCTGGGAACTTCGGGTTGTCGCGCCAGTTGAGCTCGGCAATCTTGATGCGTGGATCCTTGGATTTCCTGAACCGCTTTTCAACCGCAGCCGATTTGCGCTTGGGATTCCATGTCACCCACAGTTCGGCGTTCCATCCGTCGCCTTCTTCCCGAAGAGTCGGGATCAGGGTTGAAAACGCCAATTCAGTCACCGGCTCGGCCTCATCCACCCAGCAGACCAAGATTCGTCCTTTGGACTTGATGCTGCCAATGTTCCTATCCAAGCCAGCGAACGAGAACCATATGCGCCCGTCCCGGCTCTTGATGTACTTGTCGCCAATCTCGTAATACGCCAGGAGGAAAGGCTCTTCTTCAATCGCCCGTTTGCATTCCTCCAACGAAGAATCTTCCAGCGAGTTCATGAACTGACGTGCGCACAGTAGCTGGCCCTTAATGCCAGCCATGCCATACATGTACCCACGCACTGCAACCATCTTGGCAAACGAACGGGTCTTGCCTGACCCGCGTCCACCGTACGAACCCCTTACGTCTGCCTCTCCCTCAAATACCGGAATCAGCTTTTCAGGGATTTCAATCCTTGCTGCGGCCATTTGTCATCGCAACCAACTCGACTCGCGTTACTGTTTCAAGCGGGCCACCATCAGGACCACTTATTTCCTGATCGATCTTGTCGCGCCATTTGCCCTTCTGGCGATTCTTCAACCAGAATATTGCAGCCGTAGGGTCAGGCGCGTAGATCTTACGAATCGGCGTCTTAATAACTTGACCAGCGAACATCTTGATGTCCACCTCGTCATGCTCATAGCCCATCGCACGCTGGTACAGCCTATCGGCGACGTCAGCATCAGCTTGCGCCTTCCCCTTTTTTATGGACTCCAAAAATTCCGGGAAGTCATGCTTCCAATTGTTGATTGTTGACTCTTCAACCTCGAAAAAGTCAGCGAGCTCCGAATCTGTTGAACCAAGAAGGCACAATTTCCGCGCTTGCTCAGCGTACTCCTGCTTGTACTTCGTTGGTCTTGCCATATCTTTTCATCGTGGCGCTTTCGCGTCGATGCCGTAAAGATCAGCGGGGGAGCATCATTGCTCGTTGCTGCTCTGGTGTTAAAGGTAATTGGTTGGGTGATTGCATCTGTGGCAGTCCGGGCTGCATCATTTGCGGTGAGATCTGCGGTGCTACTGGCGGTTTTTGCATCAGCGGGTTATTGCCGTTCTTTGCTATCGAGTTCAAGACATCAAACGACGGCATTTGACCTTGAGCGATAGACGAGCCAACGCGGAGGGCATCGGCCATCTTCATGCGCATTGCTTCGTCCATTGCGGTTCCTAGAATAAAAAAGCCGCCTAGCAAGGGGATTAACTAGGTGGCGAACTACCCATCTCAGGGGAGGGAGAAGATGGGGCGATGCAAATAAAAAAGCCCCGACTCAGTTAAGAATCGAGGCTTCAATTAGGTTGTTGGTGGCCGGCACTGATCTCCGGCTTGCGACTCCACGAACGGCTCTCGCCTAGGATCAACGCCGCCAAAAGCTCTGGGCGCATCAGCACTGCGCATTCACCAACACGGCTGCTCACTCTCGACCCTTAAGGGGCCAACTCTTATCCGTCTGCACGGTGGAGAATCAGCATGCGTCTTGGTGCGTAAACGACAAAGCCCGCATCTGATTTCTCTGGACGCGGGCTCTCTGGGAATAATGATAGGGAAGTTTTTTGCTGTTTACAAGCCCTTTGTTGCAAAAAAGTAGCGCGCCCTAAAAGCACCCTTAGCCTCAAGGTATAGGGCATCCTCATCAGGGAAGCTCCATACCATGTGGCTAATCTTGTGAACTTTGTGGATGATTCGGTTATGCGGAGCTGACAGGCTATCAATGGTCGCCTGGATCTTGTTCATCTCGTAGTCATCTGCCGCCTCGCATAGATCCTCGTTGTCCTTGATCCAGCTTTCGATGAACCCGAGCGCTTTTTCAGGGTAGCCGGTTACAGGCTCGCCCCCATGGCGCATGAACTCGGCCCATTTGAGCAACAAGCTTTCCGTTTCGTCTATGTCTCTCATCATGCCTATCCCCTCTGAGCTTTCAATTGTTCAAACATTTCAAGAGCTGCCAAAATATTCGGGTTGTTGAAGTAAGCCGCTATCCCCCAAGCATGAATTCCAACAGCGTGCGCCCTTACCTGATATTGCCCATGCTCATGGATCTGTTCATCGGTAAACTCTGGCTTTCGAGAATCCCGCTCCCGCCTACGCTGCCTTAGCTGTTCTGGTGTCATGGTTTATCCTAAATATCCTTGCCATTAAAGTCTGTCGCATATCCCCAATCTAGCGCTTTACGATCAGCCCAATACCACTCATCAGGCAATAACCCGGCTCTACGCATCCTGTAATTTCGCAAGATCAGCGGCTTCAGCATGATTTTGTAGATCAGCCATTTCATCCAAATCCCCTCAAAAACTCATCCAACATCTCACCAAAGAACTTTCCTATCTTCCCTAATACCCAAGCAGCGATAAGGAAGCCGGTTATTCCTATTAGCCAGTTCATGGCGCGGCTTGCTCGCAATATCCCCACATCAGTTGCTGGCTGATTGTTTGGATTGAATAGGCCTCGAATTCGCTGGACGGCGATGTCTCGCCAACGTTCCGGCGATATTCCTGCCAAATGTGCACCGCCTCATGTACCAGCAGTCCAGCTACCTCAATACCGCTTCGGCCATCTACGTTGACGCAAACAATAATCAGCGTCTTTCCGTCACGTTCGAAGAAGTGAGTTGCCGCATGACTCCATTCATTGATCGTGAACGACGGGCGCTTATCGGCCGGCACATTCATCTTTATCAATTCCTTCTGAAACCGTGCGTCTGTCGTGCATAAAGCGTAGTAGAACGGCAGGTGGATCAGCCCTCTATCGCGCCAGATTGATTTACTCATCCCTTCCTCCGTTGGTTGTGGGAGCCGATTAGCCGTACACCGCAATTGCCGCCCATACAAATTTGCAGGCAACGTGGATACCCTGATCGACATTCAGGTTGATCTTCTTTTCGCACTTCAGCCAATCCGTGAATCCGTGAATCAGGACTTCAGCAGCCGCCATCCATAGAGAACCAGTAATTAGCAACACAAAGCCGCCTTGAATCATCGAATGAGCGAACAGTGCATGCGGCCAGAACATCTTGCCAAGTTCCGTATGCCGATTTTTCGCCTGCGCCAAGAAATCCCCTTGCAATGGGTAATCAGCAACGGCATGCGCTGCGATTAGCAGAAAGAGCATTTCAATCATGCTAAGCACGCCGCTATTTCATCGTTTGCGCGGTTATACCCGGCGCGGTACAGGTCATTTTCTTGAAGCGTCTTCCACGCATACGCCAATTGCTGCACTTCCCAAATAGTCAACGGAGCGTGCTCACCTCTGGCTGCATGGTCTTCGATCATTTTGATTGTTGCTTCAGTTACTTGTGCCATCTTCTTCTCCTTGGTTGATTACTCGACCGACCTATTTCCCTTTGAAAACGAGCCGCTGCATGTCCTTGAGGTGGCGCTCCGTCGCCGCCAAAGCCCCGGCGCTTCCGCTCCCTTCCGAAGGCCGCAATCCGACATGCCACAATTCATCCATTAATCCTTGTGCAGCAGTGAAATCAACATTCATAAATGGCTCGACGTATGAGCCCTCATCAAACCTCTTGACCTCGATACCTGTAGCGAACCTTCTATCACCGACCTCCAAATAGAGCGCGATGGCATCGTTGTAAATCTTCCGTTCTGCTTTAAATCTCATTCCTCCTCCCTCTCTTTCATCAGTGCCACGAGCTAGCTGTAGGCAAAATAAGCTGCGATTGCCGCCAGCCCGTAAGCGAACATCATCTGCGGCAATAGCCTCAGATCACGGCCCGACAGCGTTTCAATGATTGAGCACAGGCCAAGTGCCGCGAACAATGTTCCAGTAACAGCTAACGCTTCCATCACTTCTCCCTTTTCTCAAACTCAATTGGTCAGGCGGCCAGACCTTTAGGTAACTCGTCCTTTTCAATCGTCTTTTTGAAACCAAAGCCGCCTGCAACGTGGTAGACCACAATGCCTTCTGGCTTCATAAACCCCGGCGATGCAATACTTCCATTGTTCTTCAAGTTCTCTAGAACAGTTTCTATTACCGATGTGTCGAACATGCCGCGATACAGGGTGGGAACTACATGGCAGCATTTAGGACGCTCAGTAGGATCATTCCAACGCGACACGTTGAACAATGAGAAACGCTTTTCATCCAGTGCGTATTTACGCTGGATGCCTGCGCCCCACCATTCGCCAAAGTGGCAGCCAATGCCAAGTTTCATAAGATCATCCTTGTTTTCGTACGCCCATTTTGCAAAGCCGAAGTTGTCGTCTTCTGGCGTAATCCAGCGCGTTCTGCTGCCGACCAAGAACTGACCATCTTCTGTGATACAAATCTGCGCATTCGTGCCATCAACTTTTTCTGTGACGATCACCTCACGCGTCAGTCTTGGCATCTTTGGGAACGCTATAAATTCCATCTTCACTTCTCCTTCGTGGTTAAAGACTTCAATCAATCTTTCAACATCACGCATACCTGCAATCCAGCAGCACAGAAGTGGTATCCAGTCATCGGCCAATCCCTCTTCCATGCGTATGCAATTCCTCCTAGTCAAAACAGCGCTGTAGTGATGATGAGGAATAGGCGGGGGTTGAGTAGCCAGGTCATGCACTTATCCTTGCGGCCTGCGCTGCCAACTCACGTTTGCGCTCGGCCTCAGCTTCTCTTGCTGCGATCCTGGCGCGCTCATGCATCGCTATTTCCTCGTTTCGCAACGCATTCATCCTTGCCATCTCTTCTTTGAGCCGCTTCAAGCCCTCTGGCGATTCGCTCAACGGTTGGCCTTCGCTGTAGTTCGGTAGTAGTGCCGTTGCCATCGGCGCGGGCAGAAGGCCGGCAGTGACAGCTTTCTCGATGACTTTCCCGCGTCGCTCCATATCCCAACCGAGGGATGCAACCCATTTGGCCCGAATGCCCGCTTGCCGCGCCTTGTCAACGAGCCGGTTGTAAGCATCCTTGAAGGCCATACGCGCACCGACCTTGTCGCCCGTAGCCATCACTGGCTGGCAGATCGCATACGCTTCTGCCGTCTCGGTTGTCCAGACCACCGTATCTGCTTCGTCTTGGCTCGTCAGCGCAATTGCCCATGCCTCGTCGTCCGATGGCCTTCCGTCACCACCTGTAATCCCATCGATCTGCTCGATGATGTCGGCTGGCTTTGGGGTAAAGCGCCCACGCTGCTTGTCGACACAGTGAGCGTTCAGGCCATAACGGAATTGCTCGATGCTGTACTGGCTCAGGGCTTTGAAGAACAGCGCTTTTGCCTGGGCGCTGATAGTTTTGTTTTGGCCGGAGCCGATCAGGTCGTATGCGGCATCCAGCAGCATCGAAAACTCGTCGTAGTCCCGGTTATCCATTGATCGTCCTCAAGTTGTCGTTGTCGATTCCAAGGAGGCGCTTTGCTTCGGCGTTGTTTCGGGCGTTCACTTCGTTGATGTCGGAAACGACTGCCCGCACAGGAGAAGTCCCGACCTTTGCCCAGTTGTTGCGGATAGCCCCCATGAACCCTTCGTCCCAGTCCACGTAGGCGTACCCCTTGGCGCGGCAGGCCCCGACAAAATTTTCGAAATGCGCTTGCAGGTTGACCACTCCCTTTTCGGCAGCCCATGCGCGGACACGATCCGATACTGCGAAGTCAGCAGGCAATGGCGTTTTGTTCTTTTTGGATTTCGCCGCAGGCGGCGGGGATTTCCTTTCCTGATCCCCTCCTTGATCCTCTGATCCTTTGATCCCTTCCTCCAACGACTCTTCGCGAACATTCGCGAATGGTTTCGAGGACTCTCCGAATGCAGGGATTTTTGACTTGCTCGGCTTATCAATCTTCTGATGAATCAACCAGT